CCGATGGCCACGACTGGCACCCGACGTGGACGACCGCCGCCGTCGCCCTAGAGGCCGCCGCCATCGCCGTCACCATCGACCTCGGACTGCGCGCCCGCCGCCTCGGACACGGGGCGCACTGAGACAGGTTCCGCCCGGCCCGGATCCCCCTCCTTCGGCCGGGCGGGACCGCCCATACGGGCGCGGCTGCCGCGGTGTCACGCGACCTCCCGCGGCAGCCGCGCCAACCAAGGGTTGGGCCGAACAGTCCTGACGCAGAACCCGATCACGCGGTTAACTGCACGCCTGCCGGGATACCTGGACCCCGTATCCCACCGCCCCCGCGCACCTTGTGGGGCGTGTTCGTGACTGGGGAGCCACGGTCCCGCCCCACCGCGAAGACAGGGCCCCGGGTGAAATGTGCTCACCCGGGGCCCTGTCGTTCGAGACTATGAGTTCACTGTAGGCCGATGGCGCCCATGCAGGTCATGACGTCCGCCACGGCTGGCTTTGCGCGCAGCCGGCGCACACGATGGGCCGCACCACGACGTTGTCGCCGAGGGTGCGGGGCAGCCGGCGCATGTCCGCCAGGTCGAGGGCCTTCCCGCAGCGGCAGGCCAGGACCGTCCGGCCCGGCCGCGGTGGGTCGAACGCCCTCACGTCGGGTCTCCCTGGTGTCGGTGCTCGTCCGGGACGACCATCGTCCGGGACTCCATGCACTTGACGATGCCGCCCTTCCGGGCGTGCGGGCCGTACACGACGTAACCCTGCTCGCGCAGCTCAGGGCTTTGTGGTGGCTCGACGTGCACCCCGTTGGCTTTGCAGTACCGGCAGTGCACGTGTTCATGCTTCTCGGGCTGCAGCCCGTGCGCGCCGCCGCTCACGCCTTGACCTTCCCGGCCACGATGTTGCGGATGTGCTCGCGGGTCCAGTCGGTGGTCTTGGCGATCTCGACCTGGGGGACGCCGTGAGCTGCGGCGTCCCGGACGGCGGGCAGGAGGTCGGCGCGGACGGCGCGGATCTCGGCTGTTAGTGCGGTGTGGCGGCGGGCCAGCTCATCGAGCCGGGCGCGTGCCTGGTCACGGTCCATGCCGTTCAGGGTGGCACAGTGTGTGTGCCATGCCAAGTGGCTACGCCAATCGGGTTGACCTTCTCATAGCGGTGCCACTTGGCTTGGCATAGCCAAGTCCCTTGGCTAGTGTCCTCCCTATGACGCAGTCGACCTGGTCTGAGACCACCGCCCTCGCCCCCAAGGGCCCCAGCCTCGCCGCCCTCATGCTGGCCCGCGGCGTCGAGCTCGCCGGCCCCTCGGCCGCGGTCGCCGCCCAGGCCGAGGACGTCGCCGTGATCGAGGTCGGCGAGGTCCCCGCCGAGGCGCCCTGCTCGCACCCGTCCTGCGCGCACGCCAACCCGCATACCCCCTGCGTCTGCTACCACTGCCTGGGGGCGGGCCACGGCTGGATCACCGCCCGCCAGCAGGACGTCACCCGCGCCCGCACGCAGGCCCGCCTCGACGCCGCAGGCGGGGCCATGGAGGCCCTGCGCCGCGCCGGTGGCCTCGCCCCCGCCGACGAGCCCTGGTAGCCCCCGGACACGACGAAAGACGCCCTCCCGCCCGAAGGCAGGAGGGCGTCTCGCGTGGGGAGCGGTGGGCTAGTACTCGCGGAGGGCGTGCCTGCCGGGCTCGGTGTCGACGAGCGACGGCGACCCGGGCGGGCCGACCGTCAGCGAGGCGACCGAGGTGAGCACCGACAGCACCGCAGCACCGCCCACGGTCACGCCGGCGGCCCGCCAGTCCAGGGCGAGCAGGTCGACACCGTCCGCGGCGAGCAACGCCACAGCCGTCTGTGCGGCCGTCTTCCCGGCCCTCTCCACCACGGCGAGCCAGAAGGCCCTAGTCAGCACCGCAACCTCCCACGTCGAACCTGTCATAACTGAGGTCAGCCGCGGGTGCGCAGGAGCGCCGCCCACGTCTTCTGTCCGCAAATCCCATCTGGGACGAGCCCATGCGCCCGCTGGAACGCCGTCACCGCAGCCTCGGTGCGCGGCCCGAACAAGCCAAAGCCCGGCTCTCCCTGCTCGACCAGCCCGAGGATGCGGTGCAACTCCTCCACCGCAGGACCCTGGTCGCGGCGGCGCAGCGTCGGGCGGGATGTCTCGCCGGCGACCGCGGCCCGGAACGTGGCCAGGTCGAAGGTGGGGTCGCTCTTCCGCCCAGCAGGCTTCGCGACCTCGCGGTGTCCGAGGATCCGGGCGTACGGCACCCCGTAGTGGTCGGCCAGCGCGCGGGCCAGCCGCACGTAGGCGTCGTACTGCACAGCCGTCCACACCACGCCCGGGGTGCCGACATGCTCGGCCTCGATGCCGATGGCGTGCGCGTTGCCCTGCCACGGCTCGTGAGTCGGCCCGGCGTGCCAGCACAGCCCCGCGGCGACGACGTGCACCGTGCCGGACCGGGCGAGGACGATGTGCGCCAGCGGCCCCCGCAGATCCGGGCGGCCGTCACGGACCACCCGCAGCGACGGCGCATCCCCCGTTGCCGGGCCCGCCGTGTGGTGCACGACCACGGCCTCCACGCTGCGCATCGCGCCGTGTCCGCGGGCCCTCCACCCGGTCTCCTCGACGACGGGCAGCCCGGACTTGCGGCAGGCGTCGGCCAGATCGTGCAGCTTCACGTCTGCGTCACCGTGACCGTGGTCGAGTGCCCACCCGCGTCGTCCACCCCGGACCCGTCCGGCGCCGGCGGCGGCACGATCCCGGCGCGGCGGAGCGCCGAGCGGAGGTCGGCGATGTGCTCCCGCAGGATCTCGATCAGCTTCCGGTCGGCGTCCTGCCCAGCCTCCAACCCGCGGAGCCGGGCCCGCATCGACCCCAGCTCGGTCTCGCGGTGGGTGTCCCGCTCGACGAGCCGCGCCATCTCCACCCGCAGCCCGATGCGCTCCTCCTGCAACTCGTTGACCAGCAGGGCGTAGCCCTGGGGGACGTCGGTGAGTAGCTTGCGGGTTTCGGTGCCTCGGGTGATGTACAGGCCGAGGAGGGTCAGCCCCCCGCCGACGACCGCGGCGCCAGCGGTGAGAAGGGCAGCCGCGACGGTCGGGTCCAGCCCGGTCACCGCTTCCTCCCACCGCACAGGCGTGCGTTGCGGACCGCGACGACGGCGCGGTGCAGGTGCCCGAGCGTCCCGACCAGCGCCAGCACCGTCACGAAGGCGAGCAGCACGGTCGTCCAACGCAGCGGCGTACCCAGGTTGTTGATCTGCCCGCCCGTGGACACGATGCCGTAGCCGAGGAGCGCGACGAACCGTAGCCTTTGGTCCCAGCCCTCGGGCGCGTAGACCAGACACGGGCCGATGGCGAGGGCGAGGCAGAGCGCGGCGACGATGATCGTGTATCGCAGCGTGTCGACGGTCATGGCGTGTGCCGCAGGTCGATGCCGTAGACGACGACCTCACCGGCGGCGTCCGGGGCGTCTCCCTTGGCCGTGCTGCTCTGTGTGTAGCAGCCGACCTTCCAGTACCAGCCCGATCCCGTGAGCGGCAGGTCGGCCTTCTGGGCGCCGTTGTAGGCCACCCGGACGCGCTTCCCCGTGGCGTCGATGCGCACCGTGAACCGGGTGCCGAGAACGTAGGCGTCGTCGAGCACGACGGACTTCTTCCCGTCCGCGTACCGCAGCGTCAGCCGCCGGGCGGCCAGGTGGATCTGGATAACGTCGTCGTCGCCGTCGTGGATCTGCCCGGCCACGACCTCCGGTTTCACGACGGGCGTCTCGGTGATGGCCTGGTCGATGGTGAGGGTGTGGCTGCCGGTGGCGTTGGACCAGGCGGCCTTCTCGTCGCCGTCCATCTCCCGCAGCTCGGAGCGCGGGTAGCCGCTGCCCGACGTGCTGACCCCGTCGCAGCGCGCCCGGAACACCACCCCGCCGTCACGCACCCGGAACCACTCGTCCGAGTACGTGTCGAGCTCGGGCTGCAGGATCTCGGTCGGCCTCTCCGGCCGCCCGGTCGGGAGCGTCAGCTTCCACGGGTGCAGGTCGAGCACCTGCCCGGGCACTCGCGCGGCAGGCGGTGTGTCGGGGTGTGTCGGAGTGTGTCCGAGTGCTGCGACGGTGTCCTCCACGGCCGCCCGCATGGCCTGCGCGACGGCGTCCCACTGATCAGGCATCGACGACACCGCCCTTGACCTTGACGCGGCGGATCCGGGCCGGCTCGCCCTCGACGACGGTGACCGGGTCGGCCTTCTCCGGCTTCGGGCCGCGCGCCCGACCGGGCCGGGTCACGGTCTCGACGACCTGCGTGCGGGTGACCGTGTAGCCGGCCGCCTCCGCGCCGTCGGCGATGAGGTCGAGCGCGTCGTCGAGGGCGATGCCCTCGGCCTGGACGGTGAGGGTGGCGGCCTTGATCTGGTCTGTGGTGTGCACGGTGAAGCTGACCGTGCCCTGGTCGGGCATGGGGGTGTCCTCTCAGGTCGGGGGTCAGGAGTCGAGGCGTGTGACGCGCAGCCAGGACCCTTCGCCGAGGATCGTGTCGCTCGCGTCGGAGGTGTTCTGCGCGAACTGCAGCTGCAACGTGCCCGCGGTGCTGGTGGTGATGTAGCCGCCGAGGCGGGCGGAGATGTCGATCGTGCCCGTGGACTCGTCGTCACCGGCGGCGGACAGCGCCGACGTGATCGCGACGGTGGACGTGTCGGCGTAGTTGACCCGCTCCCGGCCGCCCACCGCCGGCGACCCGGTGACGTAGGGCCCGTTCAGGGACCACCAGCCGTCCGACGAGGCGGGCGACGACCACCCGAACTTGATGTCCGCGGTCGGGTTGCTGGTCCAGCGGAGCCAGCCGTCGATCGCATAGGTCGCGTTCGCGGACAGGGAGAACGCCATGCCCGTCGCGTTAACCAGCGTCGTCGAGGTGTTGACGGTCTGGTCGGCGGCGAGGAACACCCCGGAGATGAGGTCGTTGAGGTCTCCGGCGGTGATGACCTGCCCCGCGCTGAACGCCATGAGTCAAGATCCTTTCAGAGCCCGAGGACGGGTGGCTGCCACACGCTCACCGGTGTCCCGGCAGGTTTAGCGGCGGGCATGGTTGCGCCAGTGACGGTGAACTCCTGCAACGTCCCCGTGTCGGCGGTCGAGGTGGCGGCGGGCAGCAGCTCGACCGCGGCCAGCGTCCAGGTTTGCCCGGCCGGGGCGGACATGCCGACCGTCACATCCCCGGCAGCGGACACGGGCTGGTAAGCGCCGTACACGCGGACGTTGCTCGTCGAGCTGGTCTGCGTCTGCACCGCGGGGGCGACGTAGGTTTGCGCACCGGCGGTGACGTCCCAGTCGGCGCACAGCCACGTGATCACCGACAGCTCGTCGGTCGCGGCCACGGTCGCGGACGGCAGGCTGTCGGTGCCCAGGTACGGGGACGCACCGGCCGGGGTGCCGGCGATCTGCGCGTCCGCCCAGCGCTCGACGATGATGCCGTGATCGTTGCTGCCGGTCTGCCAGGTCACCGACACGCTCATGGAGCCGGGGCTGGTGCCGACCTCGGCGACGAAGATGAAGATTTCGGAGTGGCCGGTGGCCTGGATGTGGCGGTGCAGCCCGAACGTGAGGTTGCCGCCGGTGCAGGTGGCGAAGTTCGGGTCGTTGAGGTCGCCACCCCAGCCCTTGACGACGATCACCTCCCCATCCGAGGGGGTGAACGAGGTTGTGCTGGTGGTAGTGGTGCCGGTGTCGACGTCCAGATACGACGCGACCAGGTTGGGCCGCACATCGCCGGGGGTGTCGTCGGCCGGCTCGAACCCGGGCAGCGCCGACAGGACATCGTCGAGGAGCGCCCCGAACGCCCCGTCGAGCTCGTGGCCGATCCCCGGCGGCGTGGTGAGGGTGGTGGTGAACCCTTCCGCGGCGTACAGCGCAGAGCCTTCCTGCGCGTCCGTGAGCGCGTCGTAGCCGTCGCTCACGAAGTCGCCGTTGTCGAGGTCGCCCGTCCACCAGTGCATCGGGAAGTTGGCTTTGAGTTCGGCGGAGAACGTGGGCGTGCCGACGATCGCCCCGCCACCGCCGATGATCAGCGCCCCGCCGCCGCCGGACAGCAGGGTGTTCCCGTAGGCGGGCACGAAGTAGCTGTTGATCTGCACGGCGCCGCCGGAGTAGCCGACCAGCCAGATCCGCGACGTGTCCACGTCGTACGTGGCGGTCAACTGCTGGATCAGCTCGGCCAGCCACTGCGCGTTCCGCGCGCCCGCCTCCCACCAGGTCACCGTCCCCGTGGTGTCCGGCGAGAGCGGCACGGCCAGGATGTAGCCCTTCGCCCGCGCCACATCGGGCAGCCCGCGATGCCCGCCCAGCGAGTACTCGTCGGTCGGGTTGAGGTACTCGTAGGCGCCATCCCCGTGCAGGTGCACCACCAGACCCGCACCGGAGGCCGGGGTGTCGTCGGCGTACACGTGATAGGTGCCGGTCAGCCCGTCGGAGTCGGTGAAGCTCACCCCGGTCTGATCAGTCCACGCCCCCAGGGTCGGGCCCGTGTCGGCGCACGCGGTGGCCGTGACCGGGATACCGCCCACGTCGAGCACCATCGGGTACTGCGCCGCCGCGGTCGTCCAACGCGGCCCGGCGGTGGTGGTCACCGACAGCGTCGACGCACCCGCCGCCGCCGCCGCCGCGAGCTCGCAGCCCTCGGTGTCGGCGCGGCCGACGTGGTCGCCGTCATCGTCGGTGTCGGCGGCCACCGTGGCCACCCGATACGGCTCGTAGGGGGTCGTGTTGGCGATCACCCGCCACTGGTGCTGATTGATTGTCTCGGTGTAGCCCTGCAGCAGCAGCGACTGCGTGTCACCCGGCAGCTGCGTGCGGGCGTCCAGCAGGTTGACGACGTCGATCCGGCCGCCGATCTGCGTGGCCAGCCAGTCCTCCGCCAACTCGGGGTTCTTGGCCAGGTGGAAGGCGACCGTCGGGTACCGGTAGGTGAAGGCGCCGGCAGTACCGAGATGCAGCCGCCACTGCGCGTGCGCCAGCGCCGCATCATCGGAGTAGAGCGGCAGGGTGGCCGACTGGTCGTAGAAGCCGATCGTGGCGGTACCCAGCGGCCCGTCGACGTCCTCGGCGAGCTGGTCGGCGCCGCCGTCGCGGGACACCACGACCCGGTTGGTGATGCCCTGGTCGTCGTCGACCGGGTCGAACGGCTCCAGCAGCTGCGATTCGGCGACGTCGATGGTGAGGTCGGCAGGGTCGCGGCTGTAGCGGTAGCGGCGGGTCGTGTAGGTGAGCCCGAAGTCGTGGCCGTCGTACAGAACCCCGCCGTCCACTGCCGCAGCCGACTCGAGCAGCGGCAGCAACTCGCCGGCGAACTGCGGCCCCATCAGGTCCGACTCCTGCGGGCGGGGGTTGTCGGGGTCGTCGGCGTCGACGACGGTCACCGACACCCCGGCCTCGTCGGCGAGCCGCTGGATGCGGGCGACGGCCTGCTCCCCATCCCATCCGGTGAGCTCGTCGAGGTGGTAGTCCTCGGTGATCGTGGAGTAGACGGCGACGTGCCCGACCACCCAGTTCTGCGCGCCCGGCGCGATGATCTCGGCCGGGTCGATCCCGTCGTCCTCATCGTCCGGGTGCGTGTTGATCCACACCTGGGAGATCCGGCCGATACTGCCCGACCATGACCCGGTGGACACGGTCGCGGTCGGCTCCGGCCCCTCATCGACCGGCACCAGGGTCAGCGCGTAGGACACGGTGCCGCCGGACTCGACCATCTCCAGCTGCAGCACGAAGGCGCCGCCGTCGACGGCCAGCGCGAACTCCGTGTTCTCGTCCGACCCGTCGTCGGCCTGCACCGACAGCGAGCCTGCGGTGGGGCCGTACACGACGGTGACGTTGTCGCTGCTCCCGGACACCTCCAGCGCCAGGATCTCCTGGCCGGGGACGGCGCCCGAGTCAGGGAAGCGGATCAGCATCCGCACCGCGCCCTGCCCGGTGCTGGTGTAGCGAGGCACATCGGCGTACAGCTCCGCCGCGTTCAGGGTCGGCAGCGGCTCCGACGCCCCGAACGACTGGTCCGCGGCCAGCTCGGGCGGCTTGTGATCCTCCCGATCCGGGTAGAGCAGCCACTCCATGCCGTGCCGGGTGCGGCCGGTGACGACCTCACCGAACCGGGACAGGGTGCCGGCCTGCGCGGTGGTCTCGGTCATCGGCCAGTAGGCGACGACCTTCCCGGCCGCAATGTCATGCTCCAGGATCGTGCGGTAGGTGGAGGGCACCGAGGTTTGTGACTGGTTGAGGCGGCGTAGCGTCCCGGACGCCTCCAAGACGACGATCGCGTCGGTGCCGGTGAGGTCCCATCCGGGGGTCCATCCCACCGCGTGGCCCTGGAACAGGCTCACGTAGGTGCCGGTGTTGGGGTCGAGCCGCACCCGGATGGGGGTGTTGCGGCGCACGTAAGGCCACCACTGCGACGTGCCACCGAGCCCGTAATCGCCGCTGCGGTTGTCCAGCAGGACGCTGCACCGGGACGGCTGGGCGGCGCCGGCCTCGTCGGCGCGGCCCATCGTGATGCTGACGGTGGCGCCGTCGGACTGCCGCACGTGGTGGGTGATGTCGTGCCAGTCCCAGCCGTCGGGGTCCGCGGCCAGGTCGGCACCAAACGCGGCCTGCACCTGCAGGTAGGCGGCGGCGAAAGCGTTCCGCAGGACCTGCACGGCGACGAGCACCGTGACCTCGTCGAACGCCGGGCCCTGCGAGTTGGTGGCGGTGTAGCGCAGCACGTAGGTGCCGGGCACGGTCGGTGTCCACGACAGCGCCGCGGCGGAGGCGAGGGTGTCGCCCACCTGGTCGGGCCCGGACTCGACCGTCCACGCCCTGCCGCTGATCGCGAACCCGTTGTCGTCCTCGGTCGCGGTCCTGCTCAGCGTGTCGCCGTAGGCGAGGGTGACGTCCGCCCCGGCGGTCACGGCCGGCTCGGCCGTGACCGTGACCGTGATCTCGTCGGACGTGTTGCCGGCCGAGTTGGTGGCCGTGTACCGCAGCGTGTAGGTGCCCGCGGTCGTCGGCGTCCACGACAGGGTGGCGGTGCTGGCCAGCACCGTGCCCGTGCCGGGGTCGGAGGCGATCATCCACTCGCGGGCGGTGATCGTGGCCCCGTTGTCGGAGTCGGTCGCGGTCCGGGCGAACACCGCGTCGACCTGGGTGGTGGCGTCCGCCCCGGCGGCGACCGTGGGCGGGGACGCGGTCGGCAGCAGCGCCAGCAGCCGGCCAGTCGCCTTGTCCGAGGTCCCGTAGGTGCCGGACACGGCGCCCGTCGAGGTCGCGGTGGCGGCGTTGCGGGTGGCCACCGCAAGACAGCCACCGTCGGCCCGCTCCGTGTACCCGCTGGGCGGGGTCCACGACTCGTAGCCGTCGAAGTTGCTGCCCGACCACACCAGCAGCCTGTTCGCGCCCTGGGTGATCAGCTCCACCGCAGGACTGTTGTCGTCCCCGGACGAGTCGGCGGCAGTGTCGGGCGCCCCAGCCCCGGCGTCGTACGGCGTGCCCGACGCAACCACGCCGGTGTAACGGACCGCGACACCCTCGTAGTAGCACGACCCGGTCCAGGTGAAGACGTAGCTACCGGCGTCCGCGCCTGACGCGCGCTTCCAGAACTGGCGGTGCACCTGCCCGCTGGGCATGGTGCTGGGGGCGGTGGGGATCTCGGTGAACCCGGACGGCGGGGTGACGGTGGCCGTCGACTCGATGTACAGGTCGACGAGCACCACATGCCCCGACGCCACCCCCGACGGCACGGCGATCGACGCGGAGGTGCCGTTCGAACCTGGCGCACGGTAGGCGCCGGCCGCACCGAACGCAGGCAGAGACGACGTGGATGAGGACGGGGTGCCGCCCGAGGACAGTCCGGGAGCGGACGGGCCGGGCGCCGGACCGCTCCGGAACTGCCCCCAGCCTGCCGAGAGGGCGGCAGTGCTCATCGGTTAGTGCTCACTCGTCCCAGACGATGAAGGTGCGCATGTCCACGGCTGTGGTCGGGGTGGTCGCCCGCACCCGCAGGAACTTGGACACGGCGATGATCGGCCGCTCGTCGGGCATCCACTGCTTCACGTAAGACATGTTCGCCGTGGCCTCCGCCGAGGTCGAGGACAGCGACTGCACGTCGAACACCCGCGTGGCGGTGGTGGAGCCCTCCGCGGACGCGGTGTAGCCGGTGTTCGCGACGCCCAGGGTGAGCAGGGAAGCGGGGGCGTTCGGGTCGAGCTGCTGCACCCCGGACGCGACATGCGCGGTCACGGTGGCAGCCACGTCGGTCTGCAGCAGCTCGATCACCCCGTCCGCGCCGGCCGGGTCGTCGATTGAGTACCCCCAGCTGATGAGCTGGATCTGCCGGGTCGATGGGGTCGACAGTTGCAGCATCGTCTTGATCGCCGTGCCGGTCGTGACGGACTGCTGCGCGGCCGTGGTTGGCATGGGGCCGTTCCACGAGATGAAGCGGTGAATGGCGAAACCTCCTGGTCAGTGCCGCACGATCAGGATCGTGCGGTGCGGTGAGGGTCAGACGACGCGGATGGCGCCGGTGCGCACCAGCTTCTGGAACGCGGTCGCGAACGCCCCGTCGACGTCGCCGACGAACTGGACCTCGCGGGTGCCGGTGTAGCGGCCGCGGCGCCACCGTCCGGTGTCCTGCTCGTCGAGCTGGTGCCCGGCGACCACGGAGGCGCCGCGGCCGCCCCACCGGTTGCGGTCCCAGCCGTGCCCCCAGCCGCGGTCCCAGCCACCCGACCTACGCCCACCGCCGTAGCCGCGGTGCCCGCTGCCGGACAGGACGCGCGGGTCACCGGCCTGGAAACCGGCCACCACCCCGGCCGCCATGACTCGCTGCTGCATCCGCTCCACCGCGCGCACCGCGTGCTGCTGGTAGCGGCGGACGCCGACCGCGATCCCGCGGGGGATCTGCTTGCCGACCTGGTCACGGAAGTCCTTCGACGGCGACGCAATCCCGATCGCGGACTTGGCGGCGGCGAGCAGGCCTTGCGCCTTCGTCGTGACGAACGACTCCAGCGCCGCCCACCCGCCTTCGATACCGGCCCGGATGCCGTCGACGACGGCCTGCCCCAGGCCGAGCCAGTCGAGAGTCTTGACGAAGTCGTAGACGGTCTGCCAGTTCGTCTGCCAGAACGACAGGATGGCCTGCAGCCCGGTCTCGATGGCGGATTGGATCGCGGTCATCGCCGCAGTGATCGCGGCCTGGATCGCCGTCCACACGGTGGTCGTTTCGGCGAGGATCGCCTGCAGTCCCGCAGACACCGCGGCCTGGATTGCAGCCATCCCGGCGGTGACGGCCGCAGTCATCGCCTCCATGCTCGCCACCACCACCGCAGTGATCGCGGCCATCTGCGTGGTCACGTCGGCGAGGATGCTGGCCATCGCGGTCTGCACGGTGGCGAGCATCGTCACGTTCCAGAACGTGATCCACGCTTCGCCCATCGTGGCCAGGTTCGTGGTCATCGTCTCGGCGAACGTCGTCCAGAACGCCGTCCACCCTTCCTGCATCAGCGCCAGGTTGGTGGTCTGCGTTTCGACAAAGGTCGTCCACCAGGTCGACCAGGTTTCCTGCAGGGTGGTGAGCGCGGTGGTCGCAGCCTCGGGGAACGTGGTCGTCCAGAACGTCGTCCAGCCCTCCAGCAGGAGGGCGAGGTTGGTGGTCTGGGTTTCGATGAACGTGACCCACCAGGTCGCCCAGGCCTCCTGCACGGCGACCAGGGCGGTAGTCATGGCCTCGGTGAGGCTGGTCTGCCAGAACGTCGTCCACGCGGCCAGCAGGGTGGCGAGGGACGTATTCATGGTTTCGGTGAGGCCGGTCTCCCAGAACGTGGCCCACTGCGTTTGCAGGGCGAGAAGGGCGGCCGTGAGGCTCGCGCCCAGCCCAGTGGTCCAGAACGTGTCCCACGCGGCCTGCAGAGCGGCCAGGCTGGTGTTCATCGACTCGGTGAGCCCGGTCGCCCAGAACTCGGCCCACTGGGTTTGCAGGGCGAGCAATGCCGCGGTGAGGGACTCCCCCAGACCGGTCGTCCAGAACGTGTCCCACTGCGTCTTGAGTACGGCCAGAGCGGCGGTCATGGCCTCGCCCAGTCCGACCGCCCAGAAGTCCGCCCAGGTCTGCTGTAGCGCGATCAGGGAGTCGGTGACCTTCTGCTGGAACTCGGCCCACTTCTCGTCCCACTTCGTACCGAGCGCGATCATCGCGTCGTCCAGCGCGGTGCCGAAGTCAAACGAGGTATCGAGCGCCTTGGTGCCCAGACTCAGGCCGTCTAGCAGCAGCTGTAGCGCGGAGATCGCCAGCCCGGCGACCCCGGCAGCGACGGCCGCGCCGTCCATGCCGCGCTTGACCGCGTCCAGGCCGACGCCGACCGCGTCGATGGCCTCCCGCGCCCCGGTCAGCAGGAGCGCCTCTTTCAGCTCCTTGATGGTGTCGAGCGCACCCTTGGCCGCCTTGAACCCCTGATACGCCTTGATCAGGGCCTTGATGGCGACGACCGCGCCGAGGATGATCGGCGCCCATTCCTTGATCGCCTCTTTGTTGTCGACGATCCACTTGACGAACTTCTCGATGTGCGGCAGCGCCGCCTCGATCGCGCCCGCCAGCTTCTCGGCCAGCAGTCCTGCGACCTCGCCGATCACCGGCAGCAGCGGCGACAGCGCCTCCAGTAGCTTCCCGCCCGCGGCGGCGAGCTTCTCGAAGCCGGGCGTGGCGGCGGTGATGCCCTCCCCGAACTTCGACAGGAAGGTGCCCAGGTTGCCGCCGACCGCAGCGCCCATCCGGGTCAGCAGCTCGATCGTCGGGCCCAGTACGTTCCCCAGCCCGGTCAGGGTCGCCGACATGCCCTCGATGGCCTTGGAGAGGGTGCCTTCCTCGTTGTTGGCGAGCTTGTCGAACACGTCGCCGATCTGGCCGAGGATGCCGCCCAGGGCGTCACCGAACGCACCCATCGCGGGGGCTGCACCGGCGAACGCGGACAGCAGCCCCTCGGAGAACTTCTGCACGCCGGGGCCCATCCGGTCGACCATGTCCCCAACGCCGCCGAGGCCGTCCTGAAGCTGCATGATCCCGCGCTCGGTGGTGGCCGGCATGAGGAAGCTGTTCATCAACCCGGAGACGGCCTCGGCGACCCCCTTGGCCTGCGGGGTGATCTTCGTGAGGGTGGTGCCGAGCTTGTCGAACGTGCCGGTCAGGTTCTTCTCGAACACCCCGGACACGGCCTTCTTGAACGCGTCCAGCTCCGGCTTGGCCTGACCGGCGGCCTTCTTGATGCCGTCCATCCCGGCCGCGACCACCGCACCGGCCGCGCCGAACGCGAGCAGTGCGGGGACCGCAGCCCCGGCCGCGGCGCCCAGCCCGCCCAGCACCCCTGCGCCGGCGCCGACCCCTGCGCTCTTGCCCAGCACGCCCAGCGCACTGCTCGCCGCCGAGGCGAACGTCTTACCCCACGAGTCCCCGGCCTTCTGGCCTTCGCTCTTCGCTGCGGCGGTGACCTTCGAGAACTCGGCCTTGACGCCATTCGCGGAGGCGGTGACCCGGATGTTGACCGTGTTCCCGCCCGCAGCCACCGTGTCAGACCCCCTTGTCCTTCTCGCGACCGAGATCCTCGATCATGATCAGTTGGAGGAACGACGAGTCCTCGGCCAACAGCTGCGACGGCAGGCAGCGGAACCGCTCACACAGGCCGAGGATCATGCGGGCGTCCGCTAGCTCGCGGGGGATCCTGACGGGAGTTCCATCGGCGGCAACTCCACCACCGACGGCACGCCACCGGATGACGGCTGACCTAAAGGGGCCGGCACCTCCCCGCCCGCAGCGGACAGCCACGCCGTGATCACGGCGAGGGCGTGGCGGGCGTCGAGCTTGCACAACTGCTCGAACGTGCACGGCACCGGTGCGCCGTGGTCGTCTTCGAGGTTCCAGCCGCGCAGCGCGTTCACCGCGAAGCCCGCGACGAGCTTCCCGAGCGCGGCGATCGACTCCTGCCCGGACCCGGACGCGGTGTTCGCCAGGTCGGACAGCTCCAGGTAGGTGCCGAACGGGACCGAGCCGGCATGCACCTCCAGGCCGTGCAACTCGTGCCCGGCGGGGAAGTCGATCGTGATCAGGGTGTTGGGGAGTCTGAATCCCATGCGGTACTCCTGCGGGGTTGTCTAGGGGTGGAGGCTCGCCCAGCACCCCTAGCACTGGGCGAGCCGATCAGGGGCGGACATGCCAACGGCCCGCACGACAGGACGTCGCACGGGGCGCAGCAGGACTGCCAGGAGGGCCTAGGCGGGGACGGTGGTCAGCACGTCGCGCACGAGTTCGTCGTGCGGGCAGATGCCGCCGTTGAGCTCGCGGCCGTGGTTGCAGTTGTGGCAGAGCACCCGGAACCCGGGAGGGAAGCCGTTGGCCCGGAGCCACGTCCAGTAGCCGCCGCCGCCCAGCTCTTTGCGCTGGCGACCGCCGCCGCCGTTGATGTGGTCGAGCGCGAGGAACATGGGCACCGACGTTCCGCAGCAGGAGCAGAACGGCACTGGGCCGCTGTACGCGCGTAGGCACTCCATGCGCAGCGCCTCCCGCGTCGCGCGGCGCTGTTCGGCGGCCTGGACGTCGCGGCACTCGTCGGAGCAGTAGCGCCGCTGGTCCATGCTGCCGACGAACTCTTTGCCGCATGTGGCACATGGCTTCGTCAGCGGCGGGCGGCAGACTCCACACAAGGTGCGGCCATCAGACCATCGGCTGAACTGCTTTCCGCAGCCCTCGCACCGAGTGGGGTGCATCGTGCCGTTCCGGCACCTCATGCACTGATTGCGATAGCCGCCCGTGTCAGCGCGGCGAGCGAACGCGGCGAGGGGCTTGACCTCGGTGCACTGACGGCAGCGCTTCAGCCCCTCGCCGACCTCGACCCCGAGGCAGGCGTCGCATGTGCCGCAGTTCCGGCACGGCCGGTCGTGCACCTTCGGCGCGGGTTTCGCCTTGCGTTGTGCGACGGCCTGCTCTGGTCGGCACACGCCACACCAGGCGTGCGCCTTCCCGCATGACTTGACCTCGAACTTCTTGACGACGACGGCGCCCACGCATCCCCCCAGGTCGAAAGATTGACCTGGTGATCATACCGGGGACTAGTTGACGCCACCCACTTAGGTGGGCCTAGCTCCAAACGGGAACGCTTCCATCCCCAAGGGCACCTTCGGCCGACCACGTAGCCGAGCCATCGTCCTCACGGGTGAGCGCGTAGGAGAAAAACTTGGACTCGCAGGCGAGGACCTTCGTGGCGATGGTGAGCGTCACCATCCGCAGCACATCCGTCGACGGCACGGTGGAGAACACGGCGTGCGCGCCCGTGGTCGCGGTCGTGTCGAGCGTGCCCTCGAAGGTCACGGTGAAGTCGGCCAGGCCGAGGAGGCGTTCCCGCGCGGACTTGTCGACGCCGGTGACGTCGAGCTCTTCGCGGGGGGTGTCCCACTCGGCCGTGGTGACGCTGTTGGAGATGGTTCGGGCGGTGCCGCTGCTGTCGTCGACAGCAATCGCCATCCCGAGGCCGGTTACCTTTGCCATAGCTAACGATCCCCCTTGAAGGGCTCTGACCAGCAAAAAAGCGCCGCCGGTCGGCGACGCTCGTGGGTACGCGGGGCGAGCCCCGGGGTAGGTCTAGCCGCGGGCGCGCATGGCGGCGTACTGCTCGACGTGTTCGCCGAGGGTGTCCGTCCACTGCGTCTGTCCGACCTCGCGCCGGCCCCGTCGGGGGTCACGCAGGATGTACAGCGGCTCACGCTCGACGGGGACGCGGTGGCGGATGTCGTCGGATGCGGTGCACCGCTGGCCGGGCTCGTAGGTGAACACGGTCAGCCCGAGCGGATCCCGCGACTCGACCGCGCGGCGGGTGCGGTCGGCGCGCAGGTACGCGGCCTGCGCCTGCCCCAACGGTGTGGCCTCGTCGATGCGCAGCGCGAAGCCCAACCGCCAGCCGTCGCATTCGATCTCGGCGCAGGTCGCGGCCCGCCAGAAGTCCAGCGTCGGGTCCTGCGGGCGGTGCAGGATGTGGCCGTTGCTGGCCGAGCGGGGGATCCGGGTCGGGGTGGCGCGACGTGCGCGGCGTCCTCTGCGCATGGCCTAAAACGCGACGGAGGTCAAGTTCTTCGCCACTGCTACGACGAAGCTGCACTCGGAGAACGTCCCGCTCGTGGTCACCCGCAGGTAGCGCTCGACCGCGAGGGCGCGGGTGGTTTGGATCCGTTCCGCGCCCGCTGCGGTGGCTGCGGTGAACGCGCCGCCGGTGACGGCGGCGTAGGTGTCGCCGGAGTTGTCCGAGGACTCTTGGATCGTGATCGTGCAGCTCGTGCCCGTGAATGAGAGGACCTGCACGTACGCCTGCAGCCCGAAGTTCGTGGTCGCGATGGACGCCCCGAAGTCCAGGGGCGACCCGTTCGTCGCGCTCGTGTCGGAGCGGATCCCGGCGGTGAGCAGGTGCCCCCACTCCAGGCCGTACGCGTTGGAGAGGAACTCGGTCTCGGCGGTGAGCGACCCGTCGTCTTCGCGGGTGGGGGCGTAGTTGGCCTGCTTGGCGACCATGCACGCGGCCGGATCCCCGATCGCGCTGCCGGCCACGTACATAACGTGCACGTCCGACGTGGGGAGCGCGGCGAACGAGGCGTGCGCACGGTCGGGGTTGAACCACGACGTCGCCGTGATCAGCCCGTCGCGGGGGCCGAGGAGACGTTCCTTCGCGGACTTGTCGATGCCGGTGCACTCCAGCTCCTCGGCGGAGCCGGTGATCTCGTCCAGCGCGGTGATGTCGCCGGAGACGTTGACGCCACCCACGAGCAGGAGGTGCCCGAGGCCCGTTACTTTTGCCACGTCAGAGGCCCTTTCTTTCGGTCACTGGGCCTGTGCGAACAGGTCGTCGACGAGGAGTGGGAGGGTGATCACGAACACGCGATACAGCTGGTCGTCCTGGGGGAGGTAGCCGGCTTTTCCGCGCATCCCGTCGCCGCCGGCCATGCCGAGCAGGTCGACTGCGGTGACCGTCCCGTCGAGGTCGAAGTCACCGCTGTAGGCGCGCATGAGGGCGTCGGCGGCGGCGAGCAGCTGCGGGTCGACTTCGTCGCCGCCGACCGGGGTCTGCAGCCGGATGGACAGGGTGACGAGGGCAGACGTGGAGGCGAGGCCGCCGCGGCGCTTGACAGGCAGCACCTCGTCGACCCACACCGCCGCGGTGACGCCCTGCCCCGGCCCGTTCTCCGGCTCGTGCCCGGCAGACCGCTCAAGATGACCCGTGGCCAGGGCGTGGCTTTCCACCGCCGCACGGATCGCGGCCAAGTCCAGCGCCACCCGTCAGCCCATCTTCCCGATGTGGCGGGACAGGGTGCCCTGGACGATGCCGGGGACCTTGGCCTCGAGGGTGGCGGTGGCGCGCTGCGCGGAGTAGTAGCCGCGGAACCGGGTCGGCTTGCTGCCGTGGTAACCGGTCTCCAACCACGGCCCGTACACAATGCCGCGGTCGTGCACGACCTGGTCAGCGCCGCGCTGCGTCACCGTTATCTGCGTCTCGTAGTACGGCGTGGGGTTGCGGATGGAGCGGTTGAGGTTGGTCATCCACTCGCTGTAGGCCTGGGCGGCGACGTCGCGCTTGGCGTCCTCCACGAAGGCGTCGACGGCGGCGAGGGCCCTGCCATCAAACATCGGGCCGGACAGGTTGATGTTGACCGAGGTCACGGGCGGGGCCTCCTCGTCATGACGCGGGGGCAGTGAAGGTGTCACCGGCGGGATGTGTCCGCAGGTCAGGAGGCCAACGTCAAGGAGACGTCGATATCGCCGGAGGCCACGGTGAACGTGTCCGCTGCGGTGACCGCGCTGGCGGTGACGGTGCCGGAGAACCCGAACGTGCCCGCCGTGCTGGCGGTCCAGAACGTAGCGTGCGTGTAGTCCTCCGACCCGGCGACGTTGGTCCACTGCACCTGAGCGGAGCTCGCGACCGCGCCACCCGAGGCGCTGCCCCATGTGACCTGCTTACGGGTGGTCTCCGTCGCCGCGTTGCTGGTGCCGGCCGATCCGGGGGCTGCGGTGTGCATCTTCACCCACGGGTAGGCGGCTACCAGCGTGTCGAGTGCGCTGTTGGCGGCGGTCGGGCCCCATCCCTCAGCCATGTGTCTCCTCCTGGGCGCGGGCCGCCCGCTGGGCGGCGAGATGGTCGATCAGGTCTTGCCCGGTTCGGCCGCCGGCCTCGCGCATCGTCTGCTGGCACAGGGCGCAGCCGGCGGCGGCGCAGCAGTCGAGGTGCTTCGGGGTGGGCGGGCCCACCCCTGGGCGGTTGAGGATGCCGACGACGTGGCGGGGGTGGGTGTCGCGCTGGCCGCACACGGCGCAGCCACGAGTGAGAGCCATCAGACGGCGGCCTTTCGTCCCTTGCGCCCGTGGGCGCGGTACACCTGCTTGCGCAGGTCGTTGAGGTCGCCGCCGGAGGCGTTGCGTGTGGCGTCGCCGGACCCGACGGTGCGGGCGTAGGCGGACTGCTCTCGGGCCAGCGCGACGAGGGTTTCGGCGATGGTGAGCTGCACGACCAGCGGCGGCGGCGTGTGCCGGTACACGGTGGCGGCGGTGTCGTGGGCTGCGGCGGTGGTGCCGCGCTGCCCCCGCTCGACGGTCAGCGTGCGCGGCGCGTACACGGTCGCCCCGGTGGTGTGGGCGGCCAGCACCGACCCGGACCAGGCGCGCTCCACGATCAGCGTGGTCGCGGTGAGGTCGGTGACCAGCATCCGCTCCGAGTCGACGGTGAGGACTTCGCCCGCGGTGATGCCCGAGGTGGAGGCCACGGTGACCGTGGTGCCCGCCTTGCTGCTGGCCAGGTCCGCGGAGATCGTCTTCCCGGTGGTGAGCAGGCTGCGGCGGGTGACCTGCATGTACTCGGAGTCGACGAGCAGCAGCGACCCGACCCCGATGGTGGAGGAGTCGGTGACGTCCACCCCGGTCTCCGAGGTGTCGAGCGCCTCAGCCAGGGCGCCCGCGCTGGTGGTGTCGTTGCAGGCGCCGAAGACGCCGGTGAGGGCCACGGAGCGCTGGTGGGTGTCCCCCGCGTCGAGGGAGTCGTCGCCGGACAGGTCGATCTCCAGGCGGGTGTACGGCGGGCCCGTGGACCGCGGCTCGAGGAAGTAGTCGGTGAGCGTCGTCCCTCCGGAAGCGAACGTGGTGAGGGAGATGAGCTCCGTCGAGCCGTCGAGCCACAGCCGGTAGCTGGTGCCGTGCTGGTCGGTGGGCCAGTCCACATAGCGGGTCGTGGCGGTCGGGTAGAAGACCCTGTGCGTCAGCGACTCGACCGATCGGGACGCGGCGCCGAGCAGCCGGTCAATCTGCGCGGCCACCCGCGCGGTCTCGGCGACGTCGAGCGCGGCCATCACGTCCTCACGGCTGGCGTAGACAGGCGTGGCCATGGCGTCACCCCTCCCAGCCGTCGTATTTGCAGTGGAGGCGGCCGCGCACCAGCTCCAGCGGCTCGCCGTCGTTCGGGCAGGCCACCGGGCGGGGTGGGGGCCGGTAGGTGCGGGCCTCGCGGACCAGGGCCAGCAGCGGCCCCCACGATCCGCTCTCCACCGCCGGCGGGGGCACGTACTGCACAAGGGTCGCCGTGAGGGCGCCCAGGTCTACGGCGATCGCGCCGGGGATGGCGCCCGCGACCGACCCGACCACGTTCGCCGACAGCGCGCCCAGCGGAGCGGCGATGCTGCCCGAGGTGGCGCGGGTACCGGCCACAGTCGCGGTGAGCGCGCCGAGGGGCGCTGCCACTGAGCCGGGGGTGGTGCGGGTACCGGCCACAGTCGCCGACAGGCCGCCCAGGCTGGCGTTGACGGTGCCGGGAGTGGCGCGGGTACCGGCCACGGTGGCGGTGAGGCCGCCCAGGCTGGCGTTGACGGTGCCGACCTTGCCGGAAACACCCGACAGCGACGCATCAAGCCCGCCGAGGGTGGCGGCGATGCTGCCCGAGGTGGCGCGGGTACCGGCCACAGTCGCCGACAGGCCGCCCAGGCTGGCGTTGACGGTGCCGGTGACGGCGCCGGCCTCAGGGATGTAGTAGGCGGCGTGGTAGGCGTACAGCACTCCGAGGCTCCTCCGCGGTAACGCCCGGCGGGGCTGCCAGCGACAGTCACGGCATGACGGAGAAGAGGCTCGACGCGCTCGTGCTCACCGCTGAGGTGGGGCTACCGCTGCCGATCCTCGCGGGCGTTTGGTGGGGCTGGCCGGTGCCGCTGCTGGCGGCGATGGTCGCCGTGTGGGTGGCGGTGGTAGTCGCGGCGCTGGTCGGCGCCCGGCGGGCCCGCCGCCGGGCGTCAGCCGACTAGTCGAGGGTGAGGACCGCCCACGGGTACGCCCGGCCCGTGCCACCGGTCTGAGTGAGGGTGATCGTCCCGCCCTGAGGCATCACCACCGGCATCGACTGGATGTGCGGTTCGGCGAGTGGGCCGGTGAACACAGCCTCGCGGATCAGCCGTTCGGTGCCCGCGGACAGCACTGCGCCCTTGAACCTCAGCGTCAGGGTTTCCCCTGCGACGAGCGCGTTTGCGTCGACCGCCAGGACCCGCGTCTTGAGCGTGGCGGGTGTGGCGAGGCTGTGCTCGGTGGTCAGCGTCGCCGTCTGCGTCCCCGAGGATTCGACGGCGGCCATCAGGCGCCGACCCCGTGCACGGTGACCGCGCCGACCAGCAGATCACCGATGAAGGTGTCCGCGAGGGCAACGCCCAGCTCGGAGTCCATGACTGCGGTCTCGTCGAGGGTGCCCTCGCCCTGGTGGAACCGGACGGTGGTGCTTCCGGCGTTGCGCTCCACATACACGTCGATCATGATGATGCTCCTTTTAGTCGATGCCGACGATGGACATGGTCAGGGATTCGCCCGCCCCGTTGGCCTGCTGGAATCGACCGACCAAACGCGTCCCGGCGGGCAGGTTCACAGGCAGCGGCGGCAAGGCCAGGTTGGCCACGCCCTCGGAGGTGCTCACTGTGGCGGCGAGGTTCTCGATGATCGCCGACTCGGCGCCGGACCCGCCGACGCCGATGTCCACGGCGTAGGTGTTGCCCGACCACACAGTGTCGCCCGGGTCGCCGCCGATCAGCGGGACCATCCACCGCATCGGGTTTGTCGTGGACGCGACGATCTCAGTCCAGGACGCCTTGGTGTTGTTGCTCGCCGTGTCGGTGAGCAGGACCGCGTTACTGGTCGCGGTGTTCGCGCCGTAGGTGGTGGCCCGTTGCCCGACCGGCAACCCGGGCCACCCCCCATCGCCCAACAGGGAAACCGCGACATCGGCAGCCTTGCTCACTACCGCGCTCTGCGCGCGCAGCGTGACCCGCGACCCGGCCGGGATGCGGATCGGCAGGGTGATGGTTTGGCTGGCGTCCATGTGTCCGCGTACCAGGTTCGACACAATCGCCACCTCGGACCCGGACCCGCCGATGCCGATGTCGAACAACATAGACGAGTCGGTGGCCGCCACACGGGTTGTCGGGACCCACAGGGCGATGCCGCTGGCTTCCCGCGCGGTGGATGCGATCACCTGCGCCCACGACCCCTTGGTGTGCGGGGTGGCGGATGCGGTGACGGTGAACTGCACGGCGGTTGAGGCCAGGCTGGCGGCCGATTCGACCAGGGACTGCCCGCCGCTTGGCCATAGCGCCATGTCAGATCACGCTCCAATTTGAGCCGGTAGAAATGAGCCGTAACGTCCCGTAGTTCGCGGCAACCGCCACCGAGGCGGCGCCGTCGACGGTTTGGCCGGACCCGCCGGCCACCGGCACGGTCATGTTGTGAGTGCCCGCAGCACCGGACTCGTCCTTGATGATCAGCCGGAACCCGGCGCCCGCGGTGGCCGCGCTGGGCAAGGTCAGCGTCCGCGGAGCGGAAAGGGAGGTGACCGCGACGTAGTGGTCCGTGGCCAGGATCGTGTAGTTGGCGTCGGCGACGGTGGTGCGCTTCGACGTGGTGAACGCCCCGGACGTGGCGAGCCCGCGAACGAACGTGGACCCCGCCGAGTTGACCAGGAGCGCCGAGCCGGTGGCGTCGTAGACACGGACCATGTCGGCGGTGGTGCTGGCCGGCGCGCGGACTACGAGCCCCTTTTGCGTGGTGGAGTCGGCTTGGACGTTCAGCTTGCCTTCGTCGCCGCCGGTCAGGGCGGCTGTGGCGGCGTACAGCTTGCCTTCGGTGTAGATCCGGTCGTTGTCGCTCGCGCCGACCCCGCCGACGAGGGCGGCGTTGTTGAGTCGGTACTTGTCGTTCCCGCCGACCCACTGCGCGAGCCTCGTGGTGGTGATCGAGTAGGGGGTGGCCGCGCCGGTCACGTCGAGCATTACGCCGCTGTGAGAGCGGGACAGGTTGCGGCAGGTGACGCCAACCCCCGAGTCGGTGATCTTGACGACCGGCCCGCCTACCCCGGTGCGGGACACAACCCCGTCGATTAGGACGTTCTGCTGCGCCCCGTCCACGATGATTGTCGGCACACCCGATTCGGTGTTCTCGTGCTTGACACCCTCGATCATTACCGCGGCCTGCGACGACGACCCCAGGTAGATCAGCGCGGAGGCGACCCCCGTGGTGGATGGGGTGTCACCCTTAATTCCGCGGATGAGGACGTTGTTGTCCAGGCTGGACAGGTGTAGCCCGTACTGGCATAGCAGGGTCCACAGGTCATCGATGATGACGCAGTCCGAGGAGTTCCCCGACGTCGCGGTGATCTTCACGCTGGCGCCGGTGGGGAACCCGAGGATGTCCATCTCCCGGACGATCGTCTGGTTGACGACCTCCTCGAAGTAGACGCCGTTCCCGCCAGCGGGGGAGGTGCGTCGGTCGTGGATGCGGAACCCCTGCACCGCGACCCGTGACACGCTCGACCCGCCCGAGCCGATCGCCTCAACACAGTTCTCGTTGGTACCGCCGTGGAACTCGATCGCTGTGCCGCCGGAGCCTGCCCCGAACGGGGTGGTGCGCAGGAGGTCGGTGCCGACCAGTGACGTTGACTGGTACAGGGTCAGCGCGCTGGTGGTCTTGAAGCGGCCCGGGGGGAGCCGCACCTGACGGCCGACATGGACCCCGCCGAAGGTGGTGGAGTCGATCGCGGCCTGGATTGCGGCGGTGTTGTCCGTGCCTGTTCCGGTCGTGTAGTCGTAGTCGCCGACCGCGCCGTAGTCTCGGACGTCGATGTACCAGTCGGTGGAGTATTGCTGATTGAAAACCGGGGGCGAGGTCGCCGAGTCCAGGTAGAACGACTCGTGATAGTTCCACCGCGTCACGTCAGATCACGTCCCAAACCGAGCCGTCGGAGATCAGCCGCAGCACCCCGTAGTTCGTTGAGATCGCCACGGAGGCGGCGCCGTCGATGTTCTGCGGTGCGGTGGCCCGCTGGACGGTGATGTTGTGGGTGCCCGCAGCACCGGACTTGTCCTTGATGATCAGCCGGAAGCCGTTGCCGACGGTGCCCGCGTTGGGCAAGGTCAATGTGCGCGGCGCGGTCAGCGAGGTGACGTCGATCCGAAAATCCGTGGCCAGGATCGTGTAGTTCGCGTCGGCGACGGTGGTGCGTTTGAGGTCGATCCTTGCCCCGTTGGTTTGCAGCGCGCGCATGATGGTGTTGCCCGAGCTGTTGACCGTGAACGCGGTGCCGGACGAGTCGAAGAACCGGACCAGGTCCACCGACGCTGACGCTCCGCCGTAGACGACGAGCGCCTTTTGCGAGGTACTGTCGCGCTGGATGAACACCTTGCCGTCGTCGCCGCCGGCCGGGGCGGTGGCCGACCCGACGAGCTTCCCCGTCAGATAGATCCGGTCGTTGTCGCTGGCACCGGTGCCGCCGTGGAGTACGGCTGTATTGATCCGGTATCCGTCCGATCCGCCGGTCCAGTACCCCAGCCGGGTCGTGGTGATCTGGTAGGGGGTGGTGGCACCTGCGACGTCGACCATCACCCCGCTGTGCGAGCGGGTCAGGTTCCGCAGCGTGATCCCGATCCCCGGGTCGGACACGATCTTGACGACCGGGCCACCGACGCCGGTGCGGGACACGACACTGTCGATCTGCACGCCGCGCTGGACGCCGTCGAGGATGATCGTCGGAACGGTCGCGTCCTGGTTCTCGTGCTTGACACCCTCGATGAGGACCGCAGCCCCGGACGACCCGCCCAGGTAGATGACACCTTGGGTGAGACCGGGGGTGCCCGAGGTGTCGGCCTTGATGTCGCGGATCAGGACGGTGTTGTCGTAGTTGCTGAGGTACACCCCGTACCCGCAACCCAGCGTCCACAGATCCTCGATGGTGATGCAGTCCGAGGAGTTCCCGGTGGTGGCGGTGACCCGCACCGCGGCGCCGGTGGGGAACCCGAAGAAGTCCATCCCGCGGATGACCGTCTGGTTGACGACCTCCTCGAAGTAGACGCCGTCCCCGGAGACCGGACTGACCCGCCGGTCGATCAGGCGGAAGCCCTGGATGAGGATCCGGGATGCGGAGGTGACCGTGCCGACCGCCTGAATGCAGTTCTCCGTCGAGTCGCCGTGGAACTCGATCGTGGTGCCGCCGCCGCCCTGGCTCAATGCGGCGGTGCGCAGGAGATCCCCGCCGATGAGCTGCGTGGACTGGTACATGGTGATCGGGGCGGTCGTCTTGTACCGGCCCGGCGGCAGGAACACCTTCTTCCCGACGTGCTCACCGCTGGTGGTGGCGTCGATCGCCGCCTGGATCGCGCCGGTGTTGTCGGTGCCCGCGCCGGTGGCCACCACATAGTCACCGATCGCGCCATAGTCGCGGGCGTCGACATGACCGGCGGCGATGATGTCCGCTCCGGTCAAGTCGGGGGGGTCATCGGACGACCCGTACAGTTCGCGGGCGGTGTCCCCGTCGTGCGGGCACGTATCCAGGCTGAATGCGTAGAGGGTGGTGCAGCCCAGGCAGCGCCACAGCATGGGGTCAGGACGCCAAGGGCTTGCGGTGCCGCTTACGCGGCGCGAGCTCGGCGACGGGCTCGGGCTCCTCGATGACCGGCTCGCCCGGCTCGAGCGCGGGCGCCCACTCGGGTGCGGCCGTGTCCGGGCTGGACACGTCGACGTGGCCTTCGTAGCTGGGCCCGCGGTGCACGTGAGACTTCGGCACGGCGTCCTCCTCTTTGCTGGTGGATCGGCAGTGCGGGCAGGCGGGGAGCCCGACCGCGTACGCGGTGCTGCACGCGGTGCAGTGCCACAGCGACATCGGGCTCCCCTACCTGATCAGGCCGCGACGAGCGAGGCGCCGTTGGTCAGCGGCACCCACGTGACGACCCACAGGATCACGCCGTCCGTGCCCGCCGAGACGGACTCGATGACGCCGGTGTTGATCGCGATCGGCTGCTTGAGCATCGGCACCGCGCCCGGCCCCTGGAGGATCGAGTCACCGGTCAGCCCCTGGAAGCCGAGCAGCGACCCGGCGGGGGTGTCGGTGGTGCCGATGTCCGTGGCCGCGCACAGGTCCTTCGTGGTGCCCGTAGTGGGGTTGGCCTGCAGCTTGTAGCTGTTCGCGACGGTGATCGCCGTGGTGACCTCGCCGTACAGCGACGTGATCGCGACCGTGCCGCCCGCGATGGTGAACAGGCTGATCGTCGTCGCGGCGAGGGTGCCGGTCGACTTCTCCGCCCGCATCCCCAGCGTGAGGGTACGAAGATCGTTCCCCTGAATAATTGTCGACATCAGACGTCCACCGAGGTAGCCAGGTTCGCCGGGTCACGCTGCACGTTGAGGTCGTGGATGATCGCCACGCACGTGCCCGAGGACTGGGTGACCTCGACGCAGTTGAACCCCGCCGACAGCTGCTCGGCGCCGACCGTGAACACGAAGCAGTCGTTCGTGGCGTCCGTGGTCAGGTCGAACGTGGCCGCGGCGGTCTGAGTGACCAGCGTCCACGTCCCGCCGACACCAGGCCCCTTGTAGAGCCGGTCGATGACGGCGAGGTTCGCCTCGCTGGCCCCGTCAACCGACTCCTTGAGCGTGATGCTCTGGGTGCCTGCGTCCAGGAAGCAGACGAACGACACGGCCCGGGCGTTGGTGAGCGGGATGTGGACCCCGGTCGCGGCTGCAACCACGTTGAACACGCGGCCGAGCCCTTCCTTGTACGGCATGTCTGGGTTTCCTTGTCTGCTGGTCTCGGATCAGGCCCGCGCGGCGATTTTGACTACCGGCGAGAGCGTGTTGCTGCCCTTGTTGGGCGTGATCGCGCTCTTGAGCCACGGGCGGCCGTCGACGCGCTGGATGATCCGGTAGGCCGTGGTGTCGGTGGAGAACTTGAAGTGCTCCGACGTCTGCGCCGACAGCTGCTGGCGGTCGCCGATGAGGTAGTAGCCGAAGTCGATCAGGCTGATGTCGCCCGCGTCGCCGAGGGTTTCCGCCTTCTCGGTGAAGATGACGGGGCGGCCGAGGATGGTCATGGGGGCGGCGCTGTCGCCGTCCTTGAGCCAGATCGGGCCGCCACCGGTGCCGACCGAGAGCGCCATGGTGGCCAGCTCGGGGAAGGTGTCGATGTGGGCGAGCCACACGGCGCGGCTGAGGCTCTGCGGGAGCATCCGCGAGAAGGCCTTGACCAGGTTCTCCCACACGATCGTGTCGGCGGCCTGGCCGGTCTCCTTGGTGACCGACACGGCGCAGGTGTTGCCGGCGTTGAGGATGCCCAGGGGCTCACCCACGCCGGTGCCCCTCAAAAACGCAACGTCCTCGAACCAGCTGAGGGCCTCGGGGAACGTCTGGTCGATGAACGCGCTGACCGACACTGCGGAGTCGGCGAGGAGTTCGTTGGGCACCTCCGCGTACCCGGTGAGCTTCTGCGCGTCGAGGGTGATGCTGGAGAACTTCGCCGAGCTGGCGGTGAGGGTGGCGCCCTCCTCCGACCAGTAGCCGATGATCCCGCCGTACACCGAGGAGGCGTTCGACGTGGAGTCGATGGCGGGGAACTTGATCCGCGGCGTCCCCATGGGGATGACCCGCGAGCGGGGCCGCACGATGGCGGACTCCAGGGCGACACGGAGCAGTTCGGCCCGGAACTCTTCGGGGACGAGGAAGCCGCCCTCGCTGGGCACCGTGGAGCTGTAGGCGTTGCGGAGCTCGCCCATCCGCTCGACGTGCGCCCGCGCGCCGTTCCGCTCACCCCACAGGGCCTGGAGCAGGTCACCGGTGCCGTCGAACACCCCGTCGAGCTTCGCGCCGAGCGCGTGCCGGTTGTGGAGCTGGCCGCGGTTGCGGCCGCCGTTGTCCGGGCGCACATCGGGGCGGCCCTCAGCGGCGGCGCCGGTCTCGCGCATGAAGTCGGCGAGGGTGGCCTGCACCTGCTCCTCGACCTGCGTGCGGATGCTCTTGTCGCGGTCGTTGACGTTCTTGACGTAGCCGGCGATGAGCCCGCGGAACTTCTCGGGGTCGGTGGCCAGCATGTTCTGGATCTTGTCGTGGTCACCGAGCAGCTCCTCGAGCTGCGCCGGCGCCTCGGGGGCTGCGGTGGTCACAGGGTGACCCCTTCTCGAACGGCCGAGCAGATCAGCTCGGACAGGTTGACCACGGCCGTGGGGAGCTCGGTCGCGGGTGGTGC